ACTGACCACCAAGACAACGCCAGCTGGGCGGCCAAATCTCGCGTTACAGATTTAAAACCCAGCAAGGTTCAAATCCTCAACCCCTTCGTCGCCGCAGCAATAGCCGAATTTGCTGCGCTTACGGTGCCGAAGGCTGTCACAGAAGCCGACCTGCAGACCGTTTACGAGAAGCAGAATCGCCCTACGCAACGCGCAATAATTGCGGAGGCTGTCGACATGGGCCCATCAGAACGGACTTCCCTGAAGGCTTTCTTGAAAAAGGAAGCTTACCAGGGAGCCAAGGACCCCAGGATCATCACCACTTACAGGCCTGGTGTTAAGGTCGGTTACTCCGTGTACATGTACGCGCTGACTGACCAGCTTAAACAGCACCAGTTCTACGGGTTTCTCACACCCGAACAAGTGGCCGCGAGGGTCGCCAGCATTTGCGTAAGCCAACAGGATTACGTGATCGAGGGAGACTTTTCGCGCATGGATGGCCGTGTCGACGTGAACGTGAGAGAGACGTTCGAGAAAGCGCTCATCTGCAGAGCTTTCCCGAACGACAATGAGGTGCACAGACTGCACGACTTGCAATATGGCCAGACTGTAATTCTGGGGACCGGGACATACGATCAGGGTTATGCCAGGGGGTCGGGTTCGCCCGAAACCTCGGTGTTCAACACGGCCCTGACTGGCTTCGTCATGTTCTTGGCTGGACGGATGTCCGGCCTCGACAAGGATGAAGCATTCGCCTCGATCGGAATTGTCGCTGGAGACGATTCCCTTCAGGGTGGACACTCGGAACTCAGCGCAGAACGGTACAGCAAGTACTTGGAACGGGCGGCACGAGCGATGGGACAAGTTCTCACATCTGACATCAAGCGTGTCGGAGAACCGGTTCAGTTTCTGAGCAGGTACTTCGGAGGAGCTTGGGTCGGAGATCTGAACAGCATGTCCTGTCCGCTTCGCCTCCTGTCCAAGGTGCACTGCGCGGTGAACATTGGCATTGTACTGCCAGAAGACAAGTGCAGGGAGAAGGGAGAAAGCATTCTCAGCGGGGACAGCAACACGCCTATCATCGGCGACCTCGCAAGGAAGATGACCAGCGTCGGGCGACGCCTGGAAGGAGAACAGAAACGGATAATGAACAATTGGTGGACGCAGTTTGAGGACTGCTCCTGGCCGAATGTTTACGATTCGTGGATGGAGGACGTCATCGAGAAAGAAATGCCCGGGTTTGATTACACCGCTTTCGACAAGTGGTGCGAATCCGGG